TTCCTTACACGGTAATGATATATGGACCAAAAACAGTTACCTCACCACCGTAATATGATTTTAATCTATCTGGTAAACCACTTACTTGAGTGTCATGTCTACTTTCATAATTACTACCTATAGAACCCCTTGTGGTGAATGCTTTATGTGGTAATTCATTACCAGTTACGGGAACTAAAGCCACTGAACCATCAGTGATAATTTCATTACCGACTTTTTTTGATGTTACAGTAACATCGGTTACACGATAGTTACCGTTCTTTAATTCTGTACCGACTTTTCTTTCTAAATCTTCACTTAATCTTTTGGAACCTAATATACCGTGTACTAAATCCCAATCGGCGTTAACTACGGGTTGTTTACCTTGAATGGTAACAGTTTTATTCGCTTGTTCGACAAGTAAACCCATTACTTGTTTTATTCTTTGTATATTTTCTTGTAAATTCATATTAAATTACGTTGAATGGGGATTGGAATGGTCTGTACTTTAAAGCCTTATTTAGGTTTTCAGCTTCCATTCCTTTTCTTTCCAATAATTTGTCAGGTCTTAATCTTTCTAATCTAGTCATTAACTCCTCAACAAGTTTTAATTTCTCATCTTTTCCTTCTTGTAGTAAAGATGAATAATCAAGTTTTATTGGACTATCAGGAACTTGTAAGTCTCCTGAGAACTTACCCCATATTCTACCTAAACCTTCTTTTGAATATGCGATAAGATATTTTCTAACCCAGTTTTGTGCGGGTTTATTTAACATATCCCATGTTAATTCTTCAGTTTCAACATCTGATGGTAGTTTAACAATACCACTATTCTTATCTAAACAAGTGTCAAGAGATGTGGTATCATAGTACCAATACCAAACTTTTTGTCTGTTATTCTGTATTGAACCAAAATCAAATCGACCGCCAGGTACGTTATATAGGTGAACTATTTTAGTTCCATTTGGTCCTGCGGTAATTCTGTATGTTAAATCTCCACCTATTAATCGGTTTTTGATATTTCTGTCACCCATTCTTAACAATAAGTCATATGCGGGTAACATAAAGTATGAACCCGAAGAACCTTGTTGTGCAAAACCACCGACACCACCGAACGCAACACCACCAAGACCACCAAATCCACCTAAAAATGGGTCAACGATAGAATCGGTTAATTCCGCTCTTGAGAACCATAATAATTCGTTTATTTCTCTACCAGCAGGAATTGTATATGTTTGAGTGTCAGCAGTTAACGAGAAATAATCTTTTTTTAATTCACTATCACCACCTGTTTGAAGACCAACGATTTTAGAATAAGAGTGAGTATATTGTGTTTCGTAATCTAAACTTCTTGTTGTAAAAGCTCTGGTTAAAGATTGAGTATCAACATTTAATCCAGCGAGTGCTGACCACTGTGATTCAATTAACCAATCACTCACATATTGTTCATACTCCGATACTGCTAATTCTAAAAAGGTATCCATTTGTTCCTCCGTAAGTTCAACACCTCTCACCGGTAAACCTAATAAGTGAAAAACTTGAGTGTAAAGTTTTTGTTTTTCAGCATTTGAAATTACAGTTGTTGCCATTATTTTGATTTACCAATAAATATCTGTATATTTGTTTTAATATTCTAAATACTGATGTATTCTACCGGGAATCTAAGAAACATTGAAAACCACATAAAAAGAATTTGTACAATAAAAGGTCCAATAAAAGACCTTTTTATGGATGAATGGCGGGAGGTTTTTCGGGAGTGTTATAGAAATATAAATCAGTATGGATTCTGCGAAAAGAATAGAACTTATGGTGTGCTAACTTCAAAGGGTTCTTGGTCACCAGTAAATCAATTTAATACAAATTACTTTGTTAATATAAAAATTGTTGAAAAATTAAATGAATGGATTTTTCAAGATTATTTTTTAAAAGGGATTAATGAATTTAATGGTGAACCATTAACTGAAATTGTTTTTGAAAATAATTCACCTGATTATGTTGAAAAGGAAATAAAGAATTATTTTAAATGGTTGAGACATTACAAAGACAGAGTGTTTGTTGACCATAGGTTACTTGGCCCAAGTGATTTTCTTTATGAACTTTTTCATGTTGCATCCAAGACAATTGGTTCAGGAACTTATGGTGAACTTTGTATTGAATATCATTTCAAAAAAAATATAAAGACCGCTAAAATATATAGAACCTCTTTAGTTAGAGGTTCGTCAATTGATATGGTTAATGGATGTGATTTGTTTACTGTTAATATTGAAGACGAAACAAAAGTAAAAAAAATACAAAGTAAAGTTGTAAAGTTTCAAGGGAACAGTTTTAAAAACATTATAGATGTAAAAGATTATATAGGTAAAGGTATTGACTTTTTGGTGTTAGTATCATTGAATTACAATTTCAAATTCAATACAGTTAGTCCTGATAAAATGATTTTTCTATATCTAAAGGAAGATACCATAATAAATCAATCGGACGGTTGGTATACATATAATAAAAACAACATATTGATGCAAGAAAAAATTGATGACATGTTTAACTCAAAAATTTTCTTTGAGTTTTTTATGTATTGTTCTAAAAATGAGGTTGAGTTTGTACTTGAAGTTTCTGAGGAAACGAATCTGAATTTTATTAAAGATGAAAATAAAGTTATTGTCAATCTACCTTCAAACAGTGAAGATTTTGATATTCAAAAAATTTACAATGTTTGGGTGGAGATAATTCAAAACACCTCAAAAAAACAAGAAGACATTGACTTTATGATGAATACATTAAAGAATCTCTTTGAGAAGTGATTGGGCGAAACTCTCTGAGAAATCCCCGTCACCCATAACTTGGTCAATAATATTCTTTTTCTTCTGTAACATATTGTACACTATTTTCTCAATAGTGTTTTCAAATATTGGGTAGTAAACCAATACATTTTTCTTTTGTCCATATCTGAAAGCCCTGTCCTCAGCTTGACTGTGATGAGCGGGTACAAACGATAAGTCATTCATAATTACAACCTCAGCAGCGGTTAAGGTGATACCAACACCACCGGCTACGATATTTGAGATGAATATCTTTACCTTGTCTTCGTTTTGAAAGCGGTCCACAGATTGTTGTCTTTTTTCTTTAGACATTCTACCATCCAATACTACAGAGTTTTTCTTATACTTCTCGTGTAACGTATCTAAAGACATGGTAAAGTTTGTGAACACAATTACTTTTTTTCCTTGTTCCAAACATCTATCAATTAGTTCACAGGTATAATTAATTTTTTCCTGTGAAACAATTTGTCTTACTTTCATCAAACGATTTATAGTAATACTCAAAGATTCTTTATTTTTTGCTTCACTTGTAATCCTTAAAAAATCTTCTAATTCTTCATCGTAATATGTGCTTTTTAAATCTAAGAAAATTGGGGTTATAATTTTATCTGGTAAATCCAATATATCGGTTTTCATTCTTCTTAAAACAAGATTTTTAGTTCTCATTCTAAGTTCGTCTAAATTAGTTGCACCACCTGTGTTCCAAATTTTCTTTTTGTTTACAGTAAATTGATATCCACCACAATACCTTCTAACATAACCCTGCCAATTTAATGTGACATTTGAATTAACTATTCTCAAAAGATTATAATAATTAATTGGTTTTGATGTCATTGGTGTACCTGTAAGTAACCAAACTTTCGGTATGTTTTTTAAAATATCGTTAATTAATTTAGTTCGTTGTGCCGTGGTATTTGAAATGTAATGAGCTTCGTCAACAATCGCTAAATCAAATTTTTCATTAATAATTGAATTGTTATTTTCCTGACCAATTTCGGGTGTTTCTGTTGAATGGTAATTTTTTACAATATCATAGTTGATAATGTAATAATCAAAAGTTGACCCCCATTTACGTCCCTCAACAATTAATGTTTTTCTATTTGAGTAGTTTTCAATTTCTCTCTGCCAATTTATTTTTAACGATGCGGGACATATTATCAAAATCTTTTTTGCGCCACTTTCTAAAGATGCAATAATTGCGGATGTGGTTTTTCCTAATCCCATATCATCAGCCAAAATGAATTTATCATTAGCCAATAACTTTTCAATTGCAACTTTTTGATGGGGTAACGGTGGTCTTTTATCATATGGAGAATAATCAACCTCCCTGTTTAATTTTTTTTCCTCTTGAATTATTGCGGATTTGGGTAACCACATAGAGTAATTTTTTTCAGTTTCAAAAACTTTACCCCATATATGGTATGCCATTTCACTTTCACATAACAATTTTTCACACCAAATTTTTTCAGGTGGTTTTGTTAGGTGTTTAGATTCCATAAGTTTTTCGCCAAACCCCTCAACAATATTAATATATTTTTTAGCAACACGGGGAACAACCTCGTGGTACTTTAAAACATACTCGGCTTGGGGTCTTGTTAATTGAAAACCTTTTAATTCAATTAATTTTCTTTTCCACTCGATTAATTGGTTGTTAAAACCTTCGTAAGTAGATAAAATTTCCCTCGCCTCTATTTCAGGAACCTTATTATGCATACAATAACTTAAATATACCAAAATAGAATCAATAAATGAACTATTTATAATAAATGAGTAATAAACTACCTATAACAAGATTAAGTAAATTTTTCTCTCAAACTGATTTTGATTTAAATGTTCAGTTAGGGGAAGAATACTTGCATGGTGATTTGGGTATGAAATTAGTTCTATTTAGGGTTGATAGACAGAAGACCGACACGGACGATGTTTACGGAGAGGTTGGTAAGGACCAAATCAAATTCTTACCTCCGACTGAATTTTTTGGTTTAGTTAAAATTGAAGAACCGAAAAACGCTTCATATACAAAAGGTGTAAATAGGTATTTGGAACCTGGTAATATGACTGTTTCTGTCTACATCAAACATTTGGAAGAAATGGATATTGACATCAGATATGGTGATTTTATCGGTTATCATGAATCTGAAGATAAAATTAGATACTACACCGTTGTTAATGATGGTAAAGTAACTTCAGATAATAAACACAATATGTTTGGATTTAGACCTCATTACAGAACAATTACTTGTGCTATTGCTCAAGAATCCGAATTTAGAGGAATTTAATTATGGGATTACCTAAAAGAAAAAATGATATCAAAGTATACGGTGTTAACCAAAACACTGATGGTCCTGCAATAACAGGAAGACGAAAAGAGTTATTAGAAGAAATTATTAAATCTGATACCTTTCTTCCTGATTCAATATTGCACGATGACCTTGACTTGGGTATGTTAGAATTTGTTAAAGAAAATTTTAAAGTAATTTCTGATGGTGAACAAATCCCAATGATTCCTAAAATTTTAACAATTCAAAGATGGTCTGAATATACTAATAATTGGTCTTTTAGTGATGAAGATGGTAATCTAAAATTACCTTTTATTGCCGTTGTTAGAAAACCCGATGTACAATTGGGTACTAATCCATCCATACAAAGAACCATACCAGATAGAAGAGATTTTTTCTATGCGTCAGTACCTACTTGGGATGGGAATCAAATGGGTGCGGACATTTATAAAATACCACAACCTATAGCGGTAGACATAAGTTTTGACGTAACAATTGTATGTACAAAATTTAGGGACATAAATAAATTCAATCAAAGAGTTTTACAAAAATTCTCATCAAGACAAGCGTATACACGAGTTAAAGGTCATTACATTCCAATTGTAATGGATAGAATTGAGGATAACACACCAATGGATACACTCGATGGTAGAAGATTCTATATTCAAAATTATGGGTTTACCATGTTAGGGTTTTTAATTGATGATGAAGAATTTGAAGTTTCACCAGCAATCAATAGGAGTATCACAATGGTTGAACCTGATTTAAGAACAATATATCCTGTTAAGAGAAAAACCAATAATATCACAATACAAAGTGAATACACTAATGGGTCAATTATTGCAAACTACACCGCAACATCACAATATAAAGTTGATAAGACTGTAGAAATTACTTTTACCGATTCTTTAGTTACAACAGGGACCCCAATTACGCAATCTGTAAGATTATTCATTGAGAGAAATCAATTATCGGGAACGACCGAATATACTATTACAGAAAATTACAATCAGTTATCAGGTACAACATCATTTAAAGATGTTAATATCGATACGATAGGGAGGTCAAAATACGAATACACTTTTACAACGGGTTCGACTTTTAACTAATCCCCGTAGATATCCTTTTTTTTAGGACCATCATTTTGTTTTGAAGATTTACAATTTTCATCAATCCATTTATGAATTAGTTTATAAATTTTCAATCCGTTTTTATCACAATACTCTTTTAAAATTTCGTGATGTTTTTCACCTACCTTAATGTTTTTAAAGGGTTTTTCCATAATAAAGATAAATATCGATACTAAAAGATAAATTAGTATCTATAAGTATCATTTTAAAAAAAATCAAGGAAATCTTTCCCAAAAACAAAGATATTTATTGATAAAGAAATAAAATTAATTAACCAAACAAATTAAAAATGGCAAATTCAAATAGAGTATTTGTATCTCCGGGTGTATATACATCTGAAAAAGACTTAACATTCGTAGCACAAAGTGTTGGGGTGAGCACGTTAGGTTTGGTGGGTGAAACCTTAAAAGGTCCCGCTTTTGAACCTGTATTAATAACAAATTTTGACGAATTCAAGTCATATTTTGGGGGAACAAGTCCACTAAAGGACAACAATAACAATCCAAGATATGAGTTACCGTACTTCGCAAAATCTTATTTAGAAGAATCTAATCAATTATTTGTTACAAGAATTTTAGGTTTAACAGGTTACAAACCAGTTAAAACATTCGGTGTACAAACAATAGGTGGTGTGACTTTAGGTACATTCAGTGGAACAACCACAGGATTAACAATGTCAGCAACAACCACTACGATTACTGCAAGTACAATTTATAGTGAATTATCTAATAAGATATCAGTTGATGGTAACTACATCACCGACTACATTGTTGCGAATTTTAGTGGTAACACTTCTGCAAACCATGGTCAATGGTTTGTTATGGGTGAAGTACCAACATCAGGAACAAGTGGTCAAACTGCATCAATTGAAGAAATTTCACCTTTGACAGGTTTAGATAACGCAAGTAACAACAATAACAAAGAATGGTACAACGTACTTTGTAACACAAGTGGTTCAGAAGTTTATTCTTACTTATTTGTTTACAATAGTGGTACAAGTGTATTTGATGTGACCAAATACACATATAACGGTACATTGAATACCGCATACGATGGACAAATAGTTTTAGCGTTTAGACCAAGAGGTTCTTATAATGGTCAAACATTAAATTTAGAAACAACCACAGACGTTAATTTCCAAATTACAGGAACAGGTATCACCACAAACCCATTAGCTGAGTTTACCGTAGGTGTTACAGGTTCAACAAGGGGTGCTAAATCATTCACTTGTAGTATGGATACCGCATCTTCAAAATATGTAACTAAAGTATTTGGGGTTGATGTTTATGACAAACTAAAAAGTGAAGTACCAATTTATGTTTATGAATCATATCCAAATTATCTCGTAAGAGCATATGAACAAGGATACATTAGAGGTTTAAGTTTAACTGAAGTATATGAAACAGAAGGTAACAACTTCTTAACCTCATGGGACACACCAATGACACCAACTGTTGTTTCTGAAGTTAGAGGTGGTGAGGTTGATGATTTATTTGATGTTATCACCGTATCTGATGGTGAAAGTGCAAACTTTGAAGTAAAAGTTTCAATCATTAATATAGATGTAAACACTGGTGACTTCGACTTAATTGTTCGTGACTTCAACGATACTGACGACAATATTGTGGTTCTTGAAAAATATTCAAGATGTAATATGAATCCTGACCTACCTGGTTATGTGGCTAAAAAAGTTGGTACATCTGATGGTGAATACGAATTACGTTCAAGATACATTATGTTATCGATGGCCAATGACCACCCGATTGACGCATACCCTGGCGGTTTCAAAGGATTTGTGAACAACACATCATTTGGAACTAAAACTTTAGGTTCAGTAATGTATAAAACAGAATTCTATGACGCGGGCGATACAACAGGATACGAAGCGGACGGAACACCTATTTTATCTTCAGGAGATAAAGTGAGAAAGGTTTACTTTGGTTTATCAAGTCCAGTTAATAAATCAACATACGATAGGGATTTATTTAAATTCAAAGGAACAGGAGCTGCGGGAACAACTAAAGGTTTCCACTTATCAACAAACGCATCTACTATCACAGGTACTACCTTCTTAACTACATCATATGATTTAGAAGGTCAAACAGGTGGAGCAAACAACGTTTTAACAAACATCAACTACCGTAAATTCACATTCGCCGCAGGTGGTGGATTTGATGGATGGGATATCTACAGAAACGTAAGAACTTACGGTGATGGTTATATCTTTGGTAAAACTACCTACACAAGTGGTAATACCACAAACGGAGGGGTGTTTAGTACGGTATCAGGAAACTCTGACTACTACGCTTATACTCGAGGTATTGACACTTTTGCAAACCCTGAGGCGGTTGACATCAATATATTCTCAACACCGGGTATTAACTTCTACGACCATAGTTCTTTAACATCATACGCAATTGATATGATTGAAGAAGACAGAGCGGATTCACTTTATGTGATATCACCACCAAACTATGGTACTTCTGACGAAATTATAGACGCATTGGACGGAGTTGCAATTGATAGTAACTATTCAGCAACATACTGGCCTTGGATTCAAGTTAGAGACGTGGATAATGCAGTACAACTATACCTTCCACCAACAGGTGAAGTATTAAGAAATATCGCATTAACAGATAACGTATCCTTCCCTTGGTTCGCAGTAGCGGGTTACTCAAGAGGTTTGGTTAACTCTATCAAAGCTTTCAAGAAATTAACTTTGGATGAAAGAGATGACCTATACAAAGCTCGAATTAACCCTATCGCAACATTCGCAGATACAGGAACGATAATTTGGGGTAATAAAACTCTTCAAGTTCGTGAATCAGCATTGGATAGAATTAACGTAAGAAGATTGTTGTTGAGAGCAAGAAAATTGATTTCAGCGGTGGCAGTTAGATTACTATTTGAACAAAACGATGAACAAGTTCGTAACGAGTTCTTGAGATTGGTAAACCCAATATTAGACGCAATCAAGAGAGAAAGAGGTTTATATGAATTCCGTGTAACGGTTTCAAACGACCCTGAGGACATTGACGCTAATACTTTGAGAGGTAAAATTTATATTAAACCAACAAGAGCTCTTGAATTCATTGATGTTGAGTTCATAATCACACCAACAGGAGCATCATTTGACAATATCTAATAAAAAGGGGAGGGGAAACCCTCCCTATTTTATGTTCCACGTGAAACGTTGATATTATTTGTTCCACAGAAAAATATTAAAATATAAAAAAAATAAAATTATAAATTACCCAGTATATGCACCAGTATTCTAGTTCTAGTTTATTTGATTCTAGTTATTCTAGTTTATTTAATCTAGTTCTATATTTACTAGCATCTAGTACTAGTATGGAAAAAATACGAAATTATTTTGACATAATCAAGGGATGAACAAGATTTTTTTTGTTTTTTCAGATACAGGATATTTATAAGAAAGATTAACAATAAAAAAAATAAAAAACAAATATTGACATGGCAGATTTATTAATGAAAATGCCGGTTCCTTACGAACCGAAGAGAGTTAACCGATTCATATTAAGATTTCCCTCATCATTGGGTATCAACGAATGGTATGTAACCTCAAGTGCTAGACCAAGTGCAAAAATTAATTCAGTTGCGATTCCATTCATCAACACATCAACATATGTTGCCGGTAGATTCGAATGGAACGAAATAAGAGTAACCTTCAAAGACCCTATTGGACCTTCTGCCGCTCAGGCATTAATGGAGTGGTTCCGTTTACACGCAGAATCAGTTACAGGTCGTATGGGTTATGCCGCTGGTTATAAAAAAGACATTGAATTAGAAATGTTAGACCCAACGGGGGTTGTGGTTGAAAAATGGATACTTCAAGGTACTTTTATCACCGACTTAAACTTTAATGAACTAGACTATTCAAGAGATGATATCGCATCTATCACTTGTTCATTGAGAATGGATAGATGTATATTAGTTTACTAATCAAATAATAAAAAATCTGTCAATAAAAGGTCTCTCAAAAGGAGACCTTTACTTTTTTTATAAGTTTTTGTAAATTATACTAGTTATAAAATAAAAAAATATGGATGAATTTAGAGTAGACCCAACAATTGCGTATGATGTTGTTGAATTACCTTCAAGAGGTATACACTATCAAAATAAAAAGAAATCATTAAAGGTTGCATATCTAACCGCTGCAGATGAAAATATCTTATCAGCACAAAACTTAATTGCAACCAATGGTGTAATTGATGAACTATTAAAAAGAAAAATTTTAGATAGGGATATTCAAATAGATGAGATAGTTGAAGAGGATAGACAAGCTGTTTTAATATTTTTAAGAAACACCGCGTTTGGTCCTGAGTATAAATTTTATTTAACAGACTCCAAAACCGAAAAAGAATTTACTGTTTCTGTTGATATGAGTGAATTAAAATTCAAAGATTTTAATTTAGAATCAGATGCAAATGGTGAATATTCTTATTTTATGGAAAAATCTAAAGTTCGTATAACTTTTAAATTCTTAACACCAAAACAAGAAAAAGAATTAGAAGATTTAAAACGAAGTTGGAACGGACAAGGTGTTGCACCTGTTGTTACTAAACAATTAGAAATGATGATTAAATCTGTTGAGGGTAATAGAGATATGATGAATATTCACAATTTTGTTGATAGATTACCAATTAAAGATTCACAAGATTTTAAAAAATTTGTAAAAGAAAATAAACCAGGATTAGATTTAGTAAAAACAGTAAAAACCCCGTCAGGAGAAGATGTCGATGTTGAAATCGGCTTCGGGGTTGAGTTTTTTCGCCCTTTCTATGGAATATAAGAAAGGACAGTTAGATGAAATTTTATTTTTAGTAAAAAAAGGTTTTAGTTATGGTGATATTATCACCATGCCTGTTTTCATACGTAGATATTATGTAGAGTACATCATTGAATTAGAAAACGCTCCTAAATAATATTTATAAGTATGGCACTTACTGTATCAAATAAAGCTAAAGGTTTTGCACAGTCTAAAAAATACCCCGAGTTTGTATCTGAGGTTGCATCTGATAATGGAGCGAATCTTAACGACCAATCGGTAAAAAGAGAAATTGACAACCTTTATGTTGCCTATAGTTCATCAACACCCAATACAAATACAAATACAACCACTAACACCGGTAGTGGTATGGGTTCTAAAACAGCAGCATATGCCACAGATTTGTTAAAAACACAAAATATTGCAGACCTTGGTTATTCAAACCCAATCTCTTCTTTGAGAGCTGATAAAGATACCGTATTTCAATTTAGTACAATATCCGACACAATAGGTAAAATCGCCAGAGAATCTAAAAACCTTCCTGATTTTATGGTTCAATTAGGTTTGAAAGGCACCACAGAAATGATAAGTTTTCTTGGTAATGAATTAGTAAAAATACAAGAACAAGAAGTAGAATTGAGAAATCAAATTAATTCACAACTTGGATTAACGGGTGATTTGTCTAGACAATTTAGAAATAACATTTTTGAAACCTTACCTGCCGCAACCGCTATGGGTTTTGGTTTTGAAGATGTAAAAGATTATGCAGTACAAATGGTTGAACAAACCGGTAAAATGACAACATTAGGTGCTGACGTTTTACAGGAATCTCAAAAAACCGCACGTGCGTTTTATGGTGACTTAAGTAAATTAGGTAATGCAATAGATGGTTTTGACAAACTTGGTATTGGTGCAAAAGATGCCATTAAAGAAATTGATAGAGCGGGTAAAAGTTCATTATCTTTAGGTTTAAATGCTAGAAAAGTAGTTGCCGATGTTAGTACTAATATGGATAAATTAAACACTATTGGATTTAAAAATGGTGTCGAGGGACTAACAAGAATGGTTCAAAAATCTATTGAATTTAACATGAATATTCAAAAAGTTAGTGATATGGCTACTAAACTTTTTGACCCAGATAAGGCAATTGAGTTATCTGCAGAATTACAAGCGATAGGTGGAGCGATAGGAGACTTCAATGACCCACTTAAACTCATGTACATGGCGACAAATGACGCGGGTGGATTACAAGATGCGATGATTGGTGTTGCGGGTTCTTTGGCT